TCTAAAAGATTGCTCTATTTTTGTCAAAACAACAGAGAAAAGATTTTTATAAAGTAAATCTAATATAGCTCTTAAGTAATCTCTTTCTATGCCATTTGGGTGATGTGGTAAAGGTAATTTTGATTTAGATATTACCATTTGATACTACCTAAAAGACCACTAATTTTAGTTCCTACTTTTTGGAATAAAGTATCTTTTTTTTCTGAAATCATTTGAGTTATTTCATCAGAGGAAATAGCTTGAGTTTCCCAAAGTTTTTTTACACCATCGGAATAATTTTTGAAAGCAATACTATTTTCTTTTTCTACTGTTGCCTCTTCTATTTCATCAAGTTTATAAAGGTTTGCATAATGCCATTTAGGCTTATCCATACCTTTATAAGCAGAATAATATTTTATTAATTTATCCCAATTAGGACGTATTCTATTTTGCTCAGAAGTAAGAAAATCTTTCCATTGCTCCATTTGAGTCTTACCACTTTGCCCAAGACCGCCCTCTGTTTTTTCTCCTAAAAGAATATTATGAGGAATATCAAACATAGCAACCAAATATTCTTTAAAAATGGCAATAAAATCTTTTAAACCAGATACATTTGCAACTTGTCTTAAAAAATCATCTTTTGCGTCTATAACTACAGCTCTTACAATAGAACGAGTTTGTTCCATTAAAAGTAATCTTTTTATTATATCAGCTTCGCCTTGTTCATTGTCTAAATCATCATTTAAGCCGTCTATTTTATATACTGTTTGAGAAAAATCATTAAGGATATTTGCACAAGTATCATGGGCAACAGTGTAATTTCTAATAGCAGAGTAAGAAGATTGTAAAATAGAATCACTAAAGCCTAAATTTTCCATTCTTTCATTAATTGTGCTTGAATGCCCTTTAAAAAGCAAAAGTCTATCTTTATGTATATAGATAGTTCCTTCACCTTGAATATTGATAAAATAAAGCTCAGTTTCTTTGAGTGGGTTATAATTATCACAATAAATATAACTTTTATCTAAAATAAGAACTCTTTTACCAAAACCAGTTATATTTTCTACATCTACAGGCTCATTAAGTTCTCTTCCATCTTCTATATCTAAAAGAATTGCAGAACCACCAAAACCATTTTCCCAAAAAAGGGCTGTCATAAATTTTTCATAAAATGGAGATAAAAAGACTTCAAACTCTTCCTCTAAAATTTCATCATCTATACAAAGTTCTAGCTCTTCTTTTACAATTTCCATAGCAGGTTTTATACAAACCTTTTTAGCCATCTTATTATCACGAATTAAAGTATCTAATTCATTATAAGAAAGCTTTTTGCTTTTCATGATAAAAAAAGCTGATGTTTTATCTCTAGCTGTATTTAAACCCGTTAAAACATTAGAAAATCCATCAAATTTAGAATTGATGAATTGACTAGTTGCGGATATTAGAGAAGTAATTTTTTTTAGCATAAAAAATTGATTTTGAATTGTTTTTGAAAAAGCAGAATATGAGGCAGTTTAAAAGGCAGTTATAGGACTTTTTGAATTAAAACCGAAATGAACTTGAAAGATAAACCCCTAAGACATTTTAATTTTTAAGGACTTGAGAAAAAGAAAAATGTCTTGAAATTTTTTGAACTTTAACAATAAATATTATAGCATAAGATTTTATAATTACAATATTAGCGGTATTTTTTGGAATGCCCACCCTTACCTTTCAATGCTTCGTATTTTTCAATAAGGCCAGCAATAGAATCGGCACCATCGTCAGGTGTCATACCTATTTTATATTTAATCAAAATAGCGTAAAGATGTGGCCATCTTATAGCCCAATCATGAGGCATAAGTAAAATATTATTTGCAGTATTACAAGTTGATGCAATTCTAGCGTTTTTATTACCAGATTGATGAAAAGCCTCTATTTTTATAGACCTTAAATTATATTCTTCTCTTACTTTTTTTATAAGCTGGTCAGTAAAAAAATTACCTCCATTATTACCTTCTAAGTAATTATAATCAGGTTTATTTATAGCTATTTTATCAGCACATTCATTTAATGTGTGTCCCATTTTTTCTTGTGTATAAATCCAATCTACAACATATAAATAACCATCTCCGTAATCATTGGCAAAAGGCATTGATAAATAATCTACTCCTTCATCTGCCAAATCTGCATAAGAAAGTTTTAATTTTTCTATTTTTGGTAAAGTTACATAAGTTTTGAAATTATAAATAGCTCCAAGTAAATCTGGAGGTTCTTGTAAATAGTTTGCAGAAAAAATAAAAGGATCTGCATTTTCTGGATTTTTTAAAAAATCAAACTCTTCATAGTCAATAATAGAAGGACATAAAGGCACTCCATTTTTATCTACTACAGCAAGTCGTAATACATACCAATCTTTTGCAGCTTCTGTTTTTAATATCTTACCTATTACATCATCATTAGACCATCTCGTCATATTAATGATTTGAACGCCACCTTTTTCTATTCTGCTTAAAAAAGTGCCTTTATACCAACTCCAAATCTTTTCTAGCTCATCAGTGTTATATGCAACTCTATGGTCTTTTATCAAGTCATCACATATAGCTATATTACATCCTTTACCTGTTAAGCCTGAATTTAGACCAGCTCCTTTATAATTAAAAAATTCGCCTTCTAAAGCCCACTGATGAAAGGACGCATTACCATCTTTTATTTTTACTTTAGGAAAAATATCTGAGTAATCAATATCATGAGGAAATGTTTTTTTATCTCTTATACCATCTCTTGTAAAACGAGAGAACTCAACAGCCATTTCATCATTATATGAAACTGTTATAACTCTATTTTTTATATTTATTCCAAAAATCCATCTTGAAAAATTTACAAGAGTTCTACTTTTTCCAAACCTTGGAGGAATGGACATTAAAAGTTTTTTATATGGTTTATTATTTGTAGGATTTATTAATTTGCCTTGATAAAGGTCTTGAAGAGTATCGCATATTAATTTTAAATGCCATTTTTCTTCAGTATAAAAATCAGGCTCTAATAATTTACAAAAAGACCAGAAAGAAGTCCTAGCAAGTTTTATTTCAGATTGACGAGTATATTCAATAAATTCATCAATCTCACTGTCATTCAATTTGCTCGGGTTGAGATGTTGATGTAATTTCATATTGTTCGTGGTTTTCTATAAAAATAGATTTATATTTTGCAAAAGCTTTTTTTCTTTCATCGTCTGACATATAGTTAAAACGAGTATTAGTAGTATTTTGATTGCTATTCAGATTATTATTTTTATTATCATTATTTACAGTAATATTTGCACCGCCACCAGATGCGGGAGCATTCCAATTCTTTTTATCTCTGTTATATAACCATACTTGTATAGCTTTTACATCAGCAATAACATGTTTTCTAAGTATTCTAGTCTTTTTTTTAATAAGTGGATTACCATTTTTATCAATAAAAGGTGTTTCCAATCCAGTAAGCTTATCTTTAAAATAAAATTGCTCTACAATTGTTTCTTCATCAGTAATATCATATCCTACAGCTCTATTAAATAAACTATCAGAAACTTTTTTATTAGCATGAGCTTTGTTCTTGGACACCGCCTCCGAAAACTCCGAAAACTCCTTTAAGTATTCGTAAAAGGTACTTTCAGCTATAAAAAGTTTGTCTTTTGCTATCTCTTCATTTGTGAAACCTAAAGAAACCCAATAAGGTATTTGCTCCAAAAAAGGCTTTACTTTTTTTTCATAGTCAATGGGCCTACCGTTGTTATTAATAAAATTTTGTTCTTTTTTAACTTCAATTTCTTTTGATGGTGCAGGTAGTTGTTGACTTTTTGAAATGTATTTAGGTTTATTCTTCTTTTTTTTGCTCATCACTTTTAGACAAAAAAACATCACAGGCAATATTTATACCTACTGCATAAAAAAAATAATCCCAAAAGTTTTCTAGTTTTTGATGATAATTTAATAAATAAAGAACAAAAATAAAACGAGATATATTTATTAAATTAAAAATAAGGCTTAAAGCAATATCTTTCATAGCCTCTTCCTGTCTTTTTTTTCTTCTTTTTCCGTTCATGGTTTTATTTTTGGTGGTTCTAAAAATATTGTAAGGTTATCATTCTCATTAAAAATGGAATCTTTTTTATCAGTAAAAACATCTATAAATCCTACATGTTCACCTTTTTCATTATAGATTTTACTTAGAAAAAACTCTATAGGTTTATTATTTTTTGGAGTAAAAAGACTCTTTTCAAGTTTTTGAAGTAAGCCTTTTTGAAAAATTCTCATTATTTTTTAGACTTTTTTAGATTGATAGTTGATTTTTTACTATCATTATTTTTGGGTTTATTAGGTTTTAAGTTCCTAATAGTAGGCTTTTCATTTTTTCTTTTTTGTTTTATAAAAACTGTTTTATTAATAACAGTAACATTTTTTACTATTGTTTTATTGTCATTTTGTTTTGGAGTAAAAAGGATGTTCCGTTCAGGAACAAAGTTATTATTGTTATAGTGCAAAGCATTATTATGAGGTAAAACATTATTTTGTTTATTTTCTCGTGAATTACAGGAAAATAAAACAGAACAAGATGTAAATAAAAGGGATGCAAATAATTTAAATTTAGAAATTTTCATAGAAATATACCAGTGTAAAATATTATAGTTTTTAGTTAAAGTTAAAAGAAATTTAGAAGGTTTTTAGGAAGTAAAAGAGGTGAAAATAAAAGAAATAAAAAAGTTAATTACAATTAACTTTTCTTACTTTAAGTCTATACAAAGCTTTAAGCGTTTTTTACTTACATCTTCTTTAAAAGATACATTCAAAGCTAAGTTTTCAGAAATCAATTTTTGAGAAAAAATACCCATTTGTTGCCTAATACTTAGTTCTTCTTTTTGTTTTATCTCAGCTGGATGAGTAGTGGTTGTATGAGAAATATGATTATAAGGAATAAAATGTTTGTTATTTTTTTTTTCAATTGTACTTTCAGGCACTTCAAACCTTTCTACCCGTCTATTATAGTTATTATTATTTTGATTATTATTATTTTGCTTTCTTGCATTATTTTCTTGTTTTTGCTCATTCAAAATATCTTTTACTGTTTTTTGTGTAGCCATATTATAAGATCCTTTTTTTGATAAAAAGCATGTCTTTTATAATTATAGGCTATTATGAATAAAAACATACGAAAAGTAAAAAGATTTTTTTAAACAAAAATACCCTAGATTGCTCTAAGGTATTTTTGCTTTTTTGACTTAATGTATATATGGAAAAGGTACTAAAAAATATTATAGCTTACTTTTTTATTTTTGAACCTTCTTTTAAATAATAAATATATATTCTCCTCTTAAAAGTCTAACAGGCTCTGTTTTACCCATTACCCATATTTCATCTTTAAACCTATCTTTATATTCTTCAGGACAAGGAACTGTATCAACTATTTGCCCTACTTTTGCATTAATTGGTTCGCCTTCATCACTAGCAATATCGCAACCTAAAATTTTTATTTTCATCTTTTTTTTAAATCCTCTATTTCATAATTACCACAAATTAAGTGATTATCAAATTTTATACAATTATTTTCTACTTTATATTCATTAGTAAAATAAAAACTATTTTCACAATGAATTATATATTTATGAGTTTTTTTTTGCATGATAATAATCAGTTATTACGAACATACAAAACAAAATTAATCCCAAAATAACTATTAATATCAAAGAAGGGAAATAGTCATCTATAAAATCTTCTACCTGTTTTTTTAAGAAATGTTATATTACCTGAGTTAGGCAATTCTAAAATTTATAAAGCAAAAAAAAGAATGGAATTAAGATTAAAGCCTAAAAAATGGGTAGAAGAAAATCTAGTATTAACTTTTGATATAGAATTAAATCCTTTTCCTATATTTATTAGAGATATTATAGAAAAAGAAGATGTTATGGAGCTTTATTTAGATTATTGTTTCCAAAAAATAGTTAAAAAGAATCCAGAAAAAATTAAAGAAATTTTAGATAAAATAAAATTAATAGATTTAGACTTATATTCAAAATTAATTTAATTTATACT